TCTTAAGAAACCTGTAGACAAGAATGATCGTAGTGCAGATTTCTATTGGCACAAACAATCTGAACAATGGCTAATCAAACACGATGCTTGTGAGAGAATCCATGCCATAGAAAAGATGTCTAATCCAGAAGTCAATGTCATCACAGATGATAATGAGACAGGCACATTCATGTTGATTAAAATTAAACATAAAGACATAGAATGGCAAGATGTCGGAGAAGCCACACCACAAAACTGTGTAAGTAAATTCTACAGAAGTATGGCTTTCAAAAGAGGTATTGATAGATGTGTTCTCAAGCTACTCAAAGCATACGAATTGTTTTACTCTGACTCTGAGATAGAGCCAAGAAGCAAAACCATAACCAAAAAAGACAAATCAGAACAAGACCTAGACAATGCGTAAATATTACAACTTATCATCTAGCCAATTCATTGATTACTTGGGTTTCAACAAGTATATCAAGGGTAAAGGCACACATGGTAGGAGAAATACAAGACTTCAAATGGACATCACAGGCGAGATACAAGAGATCAGTTCATACATTCAGCCCTATGTAGAATATGGCAAAGATAACGAAATCAATGCTCTCAAATCTTATGCCGACTACAGGGGTAAGAAAGGAAAAGACTTCTATTTTATCTTAGACAATCAAAAGTCCTTTGAAGTACATAATTGGACACAATTAGCCAAAGGTTTTGTCAGTCTTTCATCTACGCCAGATGGAATCACAGACTGTTTCAAGACACTTGTTGAATGTAAATGTGGGAAACTTGGCAAAGATATCTACACCTTAGATGAAATCAAAGCCAAGTATACAACACAGATATATGGTCAGCAGATGTGTCTTAAGATGTTGCGATATCCAATCGAACAAACCCATTTTGTTAATTGGTGTCCACACAAAGTACAAGTATATGAAATCAAGACTAACCTAGAGTATGAAAAATACTTGATACTTAGACTTGAAGAATATGCCAACGCTCTTTTGGAATCAAAGGAGTTTAAACAACCAACCGAAGAATTTGTCGTAGATGACAAGCTATTCAATCTAATCCACGAGGTAGAAAATGAGTGAGTTTCAACACAAAAACCTAGAGGGCAGTCTCTTTGTCAATAGCTACAAAGAACGAGATCAACACCCTGATTATACAGGCAAGTTGGTAGTCGAGGGCAAGACTTACCAAGTCGCTTGTTGGAAAAATCAAACCAAAAATGGTGGCGATTATTTCAAACTCAAACTGTCAGATGACAAGCCAAGAGAGAAAAAATCATATCATTCAGTCGGTGATAATTTTAAGCCAAAAAGCAAACACATGTCAGAGTATGAGAAAGCCAAGTATGGCGAAGATGACATACCATTCTAGGAGAGAACATGGCAACTAACAAATGGTTTCAAGAAAACCCAGAAAAAGCCAAAGTAATACAGAGGCGATACTATGACAAAAACAAAGAACAAGCCAGACTTAGATCAAAGAAACAAAATCTAAGAGGCAGGTTATCTTATGAAATGCTTACAGATCAACAAAAAAAGAAAGTTGAAAAAGAAGTAGATAAATTACTTGCATAGTATATTTGATAATGCTAGGGTAGATACAGGTAGATAGGTAGCAAAAGAGACATACAGTTATTTATTACATAATGAGAAGTTTGCTTAAATTATTCCAAAAGGATTAGCTGTATGGTGGTAAGAAAAAAGCCGATCTACCACTAACTAAAGAGAGGATAAGTAAATGAGTGTAAATGAGCTAAGTAAAAATCAGAGAGAGTGTAATGTATGTGGTAAAATATTCGATTATGAAGATGGTATCCTGAATATTTTAGAAATTTTAGAATGTTCAGATGAAAGAATACATGAATGGCAGAAAAAAAACCCAAACATAATGCTCGAAGATTGGTTTTGTATGGATTGTGCAAATAAACACATAAGACAGATAGAAACTAAAGAGAGGATAAGTAGATGAGTTTAGATCAAAAAAGCGAAATAGCTGAAAACATTTATTTTAAGGTTATAGATCATTTAGGTATAACTGATGAATGTATTAAAACAAATGGCGACAGTACAGAAAATACAGATAAAGGGAGAGAATTGTATTATGTTATTGAGGAATCCATAAAAACAAAAGAGCCAGAAAAACCAAAAACAATAAATGAATACTTTGATGAATGTTTAAGAAAATGGGGCGGGAATGGGCAAAGGTGATCGTTACAGAAAGGTAAATCAAGATAAGTTTAACGAAAACTTTGACAGAATATTTAACAAAAGAGAGGAAAAAATGAAAACACAAAATAAACCAAAACTAAAAGAATATATCTGGCATAACCATTGCGATATGACTGAAGAAGTAACAGTTTATGCTGAGAGTTATGAACAGGCATTAGATAAATTTAATGATGGAGAGGGTGAAACTCACATGATTGAACAGACATCAAGATGGGATGAGTGTGTTAAAAATCCAGATGATTTTGAAGACAATGAGGAGGATAATAATGAGTGTAAATGAAGAAAGAATAATAGAAGAAAGATATGAGAGTGCAGTCGATGAGATAACAAGTAAGACTGTTGATGAGTTCTTAACTTTATGTGAGGACGAGGGGATTAAAGAGATGGTACCTAACATTGACATGGTTATAGATGAAATCGCAACGAGGTGGGCAAATGGGGGAAGATCGTGAGTGCTTTTTTACAAGAACATCAAGATGAAATCAACGAAGAATGGTACGAGTATTGCCATGAAATACAACAGGTCAGGAGAAAGCATGGTATGCCTGATCTAGTATTCACACAGGGCGATAAAGACTTTTTTGCACAAAAATATATTGAAAGAAGATTAAATTAGTATAAAATATACGATATAACATAATAAATATGAGAGGTGATTATGACTATATATGTAAACTATCTAACAATAACCAAAGTTCATACGGAGCAAGATTATTGGGATAAGAAAGCTAAAAAAAGAGTGAAGTATAAAAAGCCAAAAGTAAACAAAGAAATAGTGTTTAAAGGCAAACCTCACGATCTGACAGATGTAATAAAAGAAGTTATGATTTCTGTTGATCGAGAATATGACATGGGTTATGCGAGAGGTGAAGTAGTGCTTGAAGTTAAACATGATGCTTATAAAGAGGTGTACTAATGGCACAAACAACATGGCATAGAAACAGGTGGTTTAAACGATACAATTTGCTGAGAGATATATACGAAAAGTATGGTACATCTGACATAAAATATGCACACAAAAAAAGTAATTACAACATGGGTATAGAGCCAGAGTTAGTAGAAACTTATGGTTTCAAGACAATACAAAGTCTCGCTGATTGGATAATTAGACAAAGGTCAATGTGGAGAACAGAATATTCTTACGATACAGGAACACAAAGAATGAATGATGAAAAGGTTATTCTATTAAATGAGATAAAGTTTCCATTTATACAAACCTATAGAAGAAATAGTGTAGGCAGATATTATACACATAAAGACATTTTCTCAAAGGATAGTATAGTTTCTCACAACACACTAAAAACACACTACAAAAAAACATATTGGGATAGTGATGTTAGAGGTTGTGAAAATCCGAAATGTGCTTTACACGACATAAAACCTATTTGGGCAGGTGAGATTTTGTCCATTCAATTAGATCACATTAATGGTAATCCAAGCGACAACAGGCGGGAAAACCTTAGAATGTTATGTCCAAATTGCCACAGTCAAACTGACACATTCAATGGCGCAGGTATTGTCTATAATAAAACGGGCAAACGAATGAAGCGAATAGGCAAAGGGTACAACGGCAAGAGAAAAGTCTATATTATTCGTGGCATGAGATACATAATCAGCAACAAACAACCAACAGGCAAAAACTTTCAAGGCAATAAAAGGGTTTAGTTTTCATATAACGCGCATGGGCAGGGAAGCCCTATTCAATCTAGCCCTATCCAATCTAACATAGATATCGTACTAAAATTTAGGCACAAAAAAAGGCGGGATTAACCCGCCTTTATATTGTTTACCTTTCTATGAATTTAATTAAATAAATAATATTTGTTTTTTACAACATTTTTATAACCACTATGAGCATTTACACCAATAACGAATATATCATCATACTCAATTCCCCTATTTATTAATTTAATAATATATTCTTTTGGAATTGGTGAATAGCCATATATTTTATAAAATTTGTTTAATATTTTATCTAGTTTTTTATACATTATTTTAACCTCCTAATATCTAGCTATAACAACAAGCATTATACAAATCAAAGGTACATACAAAATGTATCTGCAAAAGCTCATTTCATTTTCATTTATTGTCTTTAAATATACCGCCATTCCATAAAGGAAAAGCCCGAAAACAAAAAGAAAAGCA